CAAACGGAACGGAGTTTACTCTTATACGTACGTGCTGAACCCTTCACAGGGTAATGCCAACCAGTTCTTTGCAGAATGGTCGTGTACGCAAGGGTGCTTCGTTCGCATTGACGCTATTCCTGTAAACCCTGGGCTTATTAAAATGGCCCAGCTCGGCGTAACCAATCCCGTTGACGTTGCTTGGGAGTTAACACCCTTTAGTTTCGTGTTCGATTGGGCGTTTCCTGTTGGGGATTTCCTCAACGGGCTTGACGCTACTCTCGGATGGGAAATTGCTGGGTACTCTCAGTCGGATTTTGTTTCATACCGACACAACGCTCGCGGGCTGCCGAACGGACTCTACACTGTTAACAATTGGCATGCTCGTTATGAGTATATCGATCTAGACAGAATCGTGTCCGACTCGGTTCCTTTTCCTGTCCTTTTGGACATGAGGGGGAAGTTGAACGGTCGCCGGATCGCCAATGGGCTTGCATTATTGCGTGCCGCTGTCGATCTAAAATAAACTGCTTTACCTGCCAGCTATTCGGTTGGTGGGAATGTTTCAATTCCCGAGGTACAGTCAATGACTGCTATTGCGACCCTGTCGCTTAACGACGCCGTCCCCGTTGCCCACAGCTACGTTCCGGTTTCTACGAACGGATCTGTGGCGCGTTACGCGGATAAGGTGTCCGGTGTGCCTATCGGCTATTCCACTATCTCTTATGAGATGCGGGAGCCGAAGACAGCAACTGCTGCCTATCGCGTCCTCATCGGGTTTAATTTCCCGGTGTTGGCGACGATCGACGGCGTCCTCACGAAAGTGAGGAACAGCTCGGCACAGGTGATCCTGAACCTGGCGCCTGACTCGACTGCTCAGGAGCGAAAGGATGCGCTGGCCATCGTGACCAGCCATCTGAGCAATGCGACCGTGAAGTCGTCGGTTGAGAACGTTGAACCGTTCTACTGATTCCAACTCGATCGCGTACTCAATCCTGAGTGCCAGTGTTGGCGTCACTACTATGAGGATATTCCTATGGCTAGTGTCAGTCGTGGCAGTCTACGGACTGCTGTGTATGTTTGTGCTCCGTCCATCGCTCGTTTCCACGAGCGACTCGGGGAGGCCCTCAGCACAGAAGTTAACGTGCCTGGGGACCCTCGAGGAACCACTCGTTTCAAACCACTAACGGACGGCTGGGATAGCGAGCTCTCTGAGTTTGCGATTCCTTATCTGTTTAGTGAGGTTTTGTCGAAGTTTGACGACGGCAAGCCCTCACCGTTGAAGGATGAGACGACGTGGCTTCGTTTTCACGAGGCGGAGCATCTCTGTCGTGACTTTAATCACCGTGCCAAGTGGACCATGTCAGATGAAAGTTCTGACGTGAGATCAGCAATTTCGCTGGCTCAAAGAATAGTCCGCCGTACGTTGAGGCAGTTCGACTGGGATGAAGCATCGCATCATTTTGCGTTCGGTCCCGGATCAACAACCCGGATACCCCGACGAAAGTCGGATGCGGCCCACAAATACGCGGGTACACCGCATACTACAAAAGGAAACGCGGCCCTCGCCCATGCTTGTATCAAGATGGACCCGCACTGGGAGAAAAGCATATCTCCCTATGCTGGTGAGGATGCCTTCGGCTATTGCAAAATAGTTTCGGGCAACCGCGTCGTAACCGTTCCGAAGAACTATAAGACGGACCGCACCATAGCCATCGAGCCCTGCATGAATATTTATGTTCAGAAGGGGATAGGTGGCTTAATGCGTAAGCGGCTTAAAACGGTCGGGTGCGACTTGGATGACCAGACGAGAAATCAGCGGTTGGCCCGTGTCGGGTCTATCGCTGGTTCTCTTTCGACCATCGACTTGTCGATGGCGTCTGATACATTGAGTCGCTCGATTGTTGAGATGCTGCTTCCCGCCGACTGGCTCTTTGCACTTGAGCAGTGCAGGAGCCCGTTTGGGGTTCTACCTTCTGGTGAGAAATTATTTTATCAGAAGTTCTCCTCTATGGGTAATGGTTTCACGTTCGAGCTGGAAAGCCTGATTTTCTTGGCCCTGGCAAGAGCGTGGTGCTGGACTCATGGAGTGTCGGACGATCGTGTGTCAGTGTACGGGGATGATATTATCTTCCCGTCGCAGATAACGGATTCATTTGTCGCGTTCCTCGAGAGACTAGGCTTTCGGCCGAACCTCAAGAAGACGCACGCAAGTGGTCCGTTCCGTGAGAGCTGTGGTAAACACTACTATCGCGGGCACGATGTCACACCGTTCTACGTAAAGCGTCAACCGAAGACCCTGATGGATCTGTTCTTGCTGCATAACCAGGTGTACCGCTATGCTATGCGGGCCACTTGGTTGGATGACAGGCACGTCAGGGGATTGCGAGACGTTTGCACATGGCTCAGGAGCTTTGCTCCTGCGAAATGGCGTAGACCTCGTTTGCCTGATGGTTACGGGGATGGAGCATTCATCGGTAGTTTTGAAGAATGTCTTCCGTCCCGCGCACGTGACCATGTCGACGGCTATGCAGTTCGCTGCATGGTCGACCTTGTGGATCTGGATGACGATTTTTGTCATCCTTCCCTCTTGGTAAAGTCCCTATCTGCGCTTTCAAAACGCCGAAGGGGTCCTTCGACTCTCCTGATTAAAGATATGGAGAGCAGGCAGACTAGTGCTGACCTGAGTGAAACGTCGCAACGGATGAAGAAGCTTCGTGCTGAAGCGTCCGACGCGCGTCCTTACTTGGGTTCGCGGGTGAAGCAGGGAGTGATCCTTGTTGAACGGTTCTCCGCTTTCAGTCCCTTCGCC